AAGTGACGGGTAATACTATCCCGTCACTTCGTCACGCCGCCAGGGGCGCTGTTATCGTGCGCACTGACGTCGAGCGCCTGACGGCGCTCTCTTTCGCTAAAAATAACATCACATTGCAAGTGAGCCGAGCATTTATTGCAGGAGGTGCGCCAATGCGCGGGGGGTTCGCTTCGCTCACCCCGCGCATGGCGCTGCAGTCCAACGATGGCTAACTCAATAGTCAGACGCTTTGTATTCACTCTGAATAACTATACTGACGAACATTACACTAAGTGCTGTGCATTCATCACTGATCACTGCAAATATGGCATCGTTGGAAAAGAAGTCGGTGAGAAGGGAACGCCTCATCTGCAAGGATTCTGTAATCTTACCAAACCCATGCGCTTTAACGCAATCAAGCAGCATCTGCATAACACAATCCATCTTGAGAAGGCAAATGGATCCGACGAAGATAACCAAAGATACTGTTCAAAAGCAGGCAATTTTTTTGAAAAGGGAAGCCCAGTGGTTCAAGGACAACGAAGCGACTTATCCTGTGTCGTGGATAGAATACGAGACGGCAAAACGATTACTGATATCGCAACCGAGTTCCCTACACAATTCATCAGATACCATCGTGGCATACGAGAATTACTGCAGGTTATAAAACCAATACCACCAAGAGATTTCAAAACTTACGTATATTATTACTGGGGACCACCTGGCAGTGGAAAAAGCAGACGAGCACTAGAAGAAGCAAGGGCAATAGACAAAGACAGCATATACTACAAACCAAGAGGACTATGGTGGGACGGGTACAAACAACAAAAAAATGTAATCATTGACGACTTCTACGGATGGATAAAGTACGACGAAATGCTGAAAATATGTGACAGATACCCATACAAAGTACAAGTGAAAGGAGGATTCGAGGAATTTACAAGTACACGAATATGGATTACATCAAACGTAGACATTTATTCTCTATATCATTTCGCTGGTTACAATGCTGAAGCTATTAAACGACGTTGTACAAGTATAATAGAAATAAACTAAGAGATGCTCTCTTGTTGAACCATCTTAACATATAATTCTATTTTTATATTAAAATGTGTCTTCCGTCCTTCCATAGAATCATCTCCTTGAAATCCAATAGCTCCTCCAAAAATAGTCGTCTCTTGCGCAAAATCATTACTCAACGTTGGCCGCCATACAACAACACAATCATTGCCTGTAGACCCTTGATACTTAGCCATTTGCAATATAGAAGGTACATAAGACTGAGTACATCCTTGAGTTTGACGCCTTAACTTATGCTTATCAATAGAAATCATTCCATTAAAATTAGTTGTAGGACCAAACGGCGGTTGATGCCATGGTATCATGCAATACGCTGGAACAGTCGACGTAGAATTATTTGCCACATTCTGCAGAGGCATAACTGTTACTTTCATTTTTATAATTTTCGTTCTCTGAAATACTGCTCTCATATTAGACCACTCGTCGAAATCTGATAGCTTAACAGATGTATAATATACATGATTGGTCTGATTATCAACACTAATCGACGAAATCTTTGATAATTTACAAAGCATATCCCCCGGAGCAACGCGCGCACGAAACTTCCTGCCGCGCCTGTACAGGCGACGCCGAAAACCGGTTCGCCGGCGGCGCGGAATGCGGCGAACACGTCTATACCGTCTCAAGGCCATACTTTCACTGAGCGCGCTAGCAGTTGCTACGCGCCGTTCAAGGTTATTACCCCCCACCACTCTGTTACGAAGTTGTTACG